GTGATCGCAGCCAACTACCGCAAGCACCCCGAAGCCATGGCCCTGCAATTGGTCCTGCCCTTCTCGCGCCTGTTCCGTTGGCACACCGGCCGGCCGACAACCCGCCTGGGCCGTCTGTTTCGCGGTCTGGCGGCCGCAGCGTTCAAAGCCAAGGGGTACACCCAGGCCATCGCAAAGAAGACGGTTCCGGCTTGGTTCAGCGCGGCGAAGGCGGAGGCCCGCAAGCTGGCCCGTTCCGTCAAAGCAGCCTGCCTGGTGCTGCCCTTCGACGAGTACGAGAGGCTGCAGCGGGTCTACCAGGCCAAGCCGCCGACGAACCCCTATGCACGGATGCGGATGCTGATGCGCCTTGAGCAGGCGAAGGCTCGATAAATGAACGTTACCGGGGCTCATCTGAAATGCCCCGATTAGCTGGCTTGATCGTCATTAGGAAGGTCATCGCCTGCCAGGCAGAACAAGGCTGCCCCTCAAACTGCGCGACTCGGGCCGGAGGTCTGCGGGGCTGTGCCGACACCTGGTCCCTGCTGGGGGATGTCGCACAGGACCGGGCGGGTCTTACCTCTCCAGGTGAGGTATCCAGTGCAGTCAGTGAGGCCCTTGAAGCTGTATCCGGCCCTGACGAGGTCCACCTCGGACAGGTAATGGATGGGGAAGCCGTTTTGACTGGCCATGAAGGTCCACCGCTCACGCTTGCCGTCTCGCATGACGCCCATGATGTGCAAGCCAACATTGCCGTAGGGCTCAGGGTCGGCTTCCTCTACCTCAGCCTTTTCAGACCTGGCAGCGGCTTTGGCATCGACAACAGCAGGCGCGGAGCTGGATGGCACCGCCGACGGCCTATCGGCAACCGGTTGGGGCTCAGGTATGGAGCCGGCCACCTTGGCGGTTTTGGGTGGGTGCTTGATGGCGTTCTCCGGGTTCATGGGATTTTTCACATTGCCCGAGACCACCATCGAGACAAAGATGCACGCGCAGATGCCGGCACCGATGAAGGTCCAGTTCTTCCAGAATGGCCGAATGTCGGTGCCCTTGAATTCTTCAGCCGCTACGCCCTGCGTGTGGCTTTTGTACAGGCCGAAATACTTCGGGTTGTACTTGCGAATCGTGGTGTTGACCACCTCACCGCGCAGGCCGTCCTGAACTTTGCGGGTGTAGCTGGACGGTGCACCAAGGGCCACGTTCTTCCGGCAGCGATAGACCATCTGGACGTTATCGCGGATGGCCTGGCTGATCTTCCCGTAACTCTGCGTGATGTACAGCACGTCCGCATTGAAATGCCGATGCAGCGCGGCCCACTCTTCAACGGCCCGCTGAGTGGCCTTTGCAGGGATGCAATATTGGCACTCATCGATAACGAACAGAGGCCCTGCACCGGTCTCCCTATCGCGCCAGGTGGTGTAGTAGTCCCAGACGCCGCCAAACGCACGGGCATCAGGATCAGGCATCTCGATATGCCCATCCTCAAACAGCGTGAAGGAGCCACCCTCTGCGGTTGGCGTCCAGGTGCCGCGGATGGGCTGGGGCTTCCTGCGGATCTCGAGCAGATCGCGAAATGCCGGATCAATGGCCGCATAGGCATCGACCTGCACCGGCATGTTTGTGATGACCCTGCGCCCATTCTGCAGCGCATTGAGGATGTGAAAGGCGCAGGCCTCATAGCTCTTGCCAGAGCCCGAGCTGCCCAGCAGCAGGTTGATCATGATCCGAGCCTCACGAAGGGGATGAGCTGCAGCGCAAAGCGGATGCCAATAGCCGCGAGGATCATGCCCAGGGCCTGCCCGACCCCGATGGCCGAGAGCACTTGCATGACGGTCGCAGGGATCATGCCGGTCAGGTTGCCCAGGCCATCGAAGGCGCTAACGTCAATGGCGCCGAGCGCCGCCTCGACCAACCCTAGCAGCTGATCCAGGCACCAGCACGCCCAATCCTTGAGGATGTCCATCAAGGTCGAGCCACTCTTTTTAACGATGTCCCACTCCCACTTTGCAATCGACGCAAGGGCATTGAACAGCGGCTTTAGGAGACCCAGGATCAGCGTGCTTGCAAGCGACGAATCAGACGAGCTGGACCCCGTGCCAGTGGTGTCTGTACCGGTGCCAGACGTATCGGTCTGGGCCATTGCCCAGGCCGGCAACAGGAGCAGGAACAAAGTAAACCGTATATACAGTTTTGACATTTAACCCCCAAAGATGAGCGCACGGCAGAGGAACACCGCACTGATAAGGATGCAGACCCTGACGAAGGTCCAGACGTAGGCGGGCGGGCTCAGATCGAAGCTGCCGAAATCCCACTTACCTATGACGAAGTGCACCGGCAGCGAGGGAGGAGCACCGCCTTCAGCAACGTTGATCGTGAGCTTGGCCA